GCGGGAGAGTTTACAGCGTCATTAAAAGACGACCAATCTTGAAATGATTGAACCGTTGTAAGTGCGAGTTGGAAAGAAACAACTCAAAGTTTATTACTTGATATTGTAGATATTAAAACAACAACAGCAAGTTTAGAAAGCTCAATAGTAGACATCAAAACTGAGTCAGGAAGTTGAGATGGTGCCGTTACTAAGGCAAACTCTAACGAAAGCTCTATTGTAGACATTAAAACAACAACAGCAAGCCTAGAAGATTCTATTGTAGATATCAAAACAACAACACAAAGTTTGGAAGATTCTATTGTAGACATTAAAACAACAACAGCAAGCCTAGAAAACTCAATAGTAGATATTAAAACAACAACAGGAAGCCTAGAAAACTCTATTGTAGACATTAAAGCTACAACACAAAGTTTGGAAGATTCTATTGTAGATATCAAAGCTGAGTCAGGAAGTTGAGATGTCGCTGTTACTAAGGCTAGTTCTAACGAAAGCTCCATTGTAGACATCAAAACAACAACAGGAAGTTTGGAAAACTCAATTGTAGATATCAAAACAACAACGCAAAGTTTGGAAGATTCCATTGTAGACATTAAAACAACAACGCAAAGTTTATTACTTGATATTGTAGACATTAAAACAACAACAGCAAGTTTGGAAGATTCCATTGTAGACATTAAAACAACAACAGCAAGTTTATTACTTGATATTGTAGACATCAAAACAACAACTGGAAGCCTAGAAAGCTCAATAGTAGACATTAAAGCTGAGTCAGGAAGTTGGGATGGTGCTGTTACTAAGGCTAGTTCTAACGAAGATTCTATTGTAGATATTAAAGCTACAACGCAAAGTTTAGAAAACTCTATTGTAGATATTAAAGCTACAACGCAAAGTTTAGAAAACTCTATTGTAGATATCAAAGCTACAACTGGAAGTTTGGAAGATTCTATTGTAGATATTAAAACAACAACTGGAAGTTTGGAAGATTCTATTGTAGATATCAAAGCTGAGTCAGGAAGTTGAGATGTCGCTGTTACTAAGGCTAGTTCTAACGAAGATTCCATTGTAGACATTAAAACAACAACAGCAAGCCTAGAAAACTCAATAGTGGACATTAAAACAACAACAGGAAGTTTGGAAGATTCCATTGTAGACATTAAAGCTACAACAGGAAGTTTAGAAAGCTCAATAGTAGATATCAAAACAACAACAGGAAGCCTAGAAGATTCCATTGTAGACATTAAAGCTGAGTCAGGAAGTTGGGATGGTGCTGTTACTAAGGCTAGTTCTAACGAAAGCTCAATAGTGGACATCAAAGCTACAACTGGAAGCCTAGAAAACTCAATAGTGGACATCAAAACAACAACACAAAGTTTGGAAGATTCCATTGTAGATATTAAAACAACAACAGGAAGCCTAGAAGATTCTATTGTAGATATCAAAACAACAACGCAAAGTTTATTACTTGATATTGTAGACATCAAAACAACAACAGGAAGCCTAGAAGATTCTATTGTAAATATTGAAACCAAAACAGGAAGTCTAGAAGATTCCATTGTAGACATCAAAGCTGAGTCAGGAAGTTGAGATGGTGCTGTTACTAAGGCAAACTCTAATGAAAGCTCAATAGCGGACATTAAAACAACAACGCAAAGTTTATTACTTGATATTGTAGATATTAAAACAACAACAGCAAGTTTAGAAAAGAAAACAATATATTTAGATAATGATGGTGATTATAGTGGCAGTCATGTTTCTGGTAGTATAGCCGGTGGTTGAGAAGTTTCGGCATCAGCTTTATACTCCAAATGGTATGGTACTGGAGGAACACTAACTTCATCTATTTATCTTGATTCAGGCGATAATACAATAAAATTAAAATCTGGTAGCAATGAAGAATTAATTTTAGAATTTTCAGGTGATATTACCGAAGATAAAGACGATACACTGGCATCATATGGATTGTTTGGGCAGGATGCAATGGTATTCTTAAAACGAGAAAATAGTTCGTTCCCATCTGGCTCCAAATCGGGCGCAGTACCATACATTCAAAATGGAACGAGAATAAAGCCTGGATTCTTACATTTGCAGAATAGTGGTTCGGTCGCAGAAAATTGGCAAAGAATGGGGTCTTGAGATAGTATATTCAATATTGTGTCTTATAACCAAAACATTTCAAAATCTGTTGTGGGCGATGACAGAACGTTTGGAATAAAAGTTTATAAAGAAACGGGAGCCACCAAAAATGCGGCGACCGTATATAATTATGGTATTAATTCAGAAGTTGCTGTTGATAGCACAAACGATTGGTGTTTTGCTTTATACGGTAAAGCACCAACGACAGGTGAGCGTCAGTATGCCGGTTATTTTGACGGCAGGGTGTTTATTGACAATATATTATATGTTGATGGTATTGAAGTTGTCAATGGCGTAACAGGAAGCGCTTTGCATGTCCATTCAAATTCATCTATGGGAACTTATCTTTCAAACGATCATATCTTTACTGGTTCGGTATATATAACAAATTCACTTGACGTTGACGGAACAATATCTGCAAGTGGTGATGTTTCTGCATCAGGCGATATGTATTGCGATAGTATTTATGCAAATTCTAGTTCAGCACATATTGGTGCAGTAACAATGTCAAATACACCAAGTGGCAGTTTGAAAATTAATACCGCAATGCAAATAGGAACATTAGATGTCACAGCCACTGCTAATGCAGATAATGCAGGGACATTAAGATATTGAGAAACAGGAGATGTTGCGGCGGGAACGTCGCAATTACAAATATGTATGAAAACATCTGGAATCAATTACGCTTGAGTATCAATTAAATACTATGATTGGGGGGTATAAATCAAATACTATGAGTGCGGAATATAAATGAGTAATTTAACAAATCAATATATAAGTAGTAACTTTCAAAATTTATGAAAAATTTTATCAAATAATGATATTTATAGATAGAATAAGTTATTAGGAGTTTAGTATGAAAGTAAAAATGGGTAAATTAAAAGTGTTAGGAATGTCAATTTATAGCAAACTATCAGCACATTTTACATTAAAGGAATTTTTAGATAGCCAAACAGCATCAAGAAAGGGTATTCAAAATATTCCAAATGAAGAGCAAGTTAAAAATATGAAATCATTATGTATTAATTTATTAGAACCAATTCGCTCAGGTGTTCGTAAAGATATATATGAGAAAGCCTTACTAATGGTTTCAAGTGGATTTAGAAGTTTAAGATTAAATAAAGCAATTGGTGGAAGTGCCAAGAAATCACAACATATGAAAGGACAGGCCGCAGATTTCAATATATGGGGAGCGTCATTGTTTGATGCGTTCAAATGAATTGTTTGCAAAAGTGGATTAGAATTTGACCAATGTATTTGAGAATATGGTGCTTGAATTCACATATCATATACTCCATTTGGCATAAATAGAAATGAAATATTAAGTGTTAAAAAAGTTAAATCTGGATTAATTAAAAAAAGTAAATGAAGATTACTTACAAAAGATGAAGTGGGTAAGATGAAATTGGAGTCCGAATTTTAGGAGATAGAATATGCAATTTGCAGAAATAGTAGATAAGAAAGTTACCAAATCTACAGGTAAAATATTTATTGGGATTGTACTTTTAGGATTTATTTTACTTACAGCACTATGGGGTCCATCGCTTATTAATGCATTAACAATTGAGAAAGAGCAATCAGTAATGTCAGTTATGACAAGTGATAGTTCGCCAGAAATAGCCGAAGAAAGTTTTGAAGTAAAAAAAGAATTTGATTGGAAAGGAACAATTTCCTGGATGGTTGGTATTACTCAATCATTTTTAATAATATTATTAACAATTAAAAAAGTATTTGGTAAAGGAGCATAATAATGAGATTAGTAGAATTTTTGCCATTGATAACAGAAGGCGTGAATGACCCAGGCATTTTTAAGGCAATATTTATGGGCGGCGGACCTGGTTGTTTTGATGAAGATACGCTTATTAAAACTGATATTGGATATAAAAAAATATTAGATGTAAAGTGTGGAGACTCAATATGAACAATCGACAATAATAACAATAGAGTATTGGAAAGGGTTGAAAAGATATTTTCTTATTTTGCAAAAAACGAAATGATTGAAATTATACTTGAAAATAATGAAAAAATTGTTTGCACACCAGACCATAAGATTAAATTAAAAGATGGCTCTTGGATTGAGGCACAAAATTTAACAGAAAAGAGTGATATATTGCTATATACAAAAAATAGTGCAAAAGTAAAATCTGTTAATAGAATTACAAATTATAATAAGAAATATGTTTATGATTTGAAAGTATCAAATAATCATAATTATTTTGTTGGCAAGTCAGAAATAAATGTTCATAACTCGGGAAAAACTACCGTAGCAGGCGAACTTTTTGGAATACCAAGAAAACTTTCATTCTCCCCCCATGGATTAAAAGTATTTAATTCAGATAGAGAATTTGAACATATGCTTAAAAAGGCTGGAATAAGTGCCGATTTAACATCACTTAACGATGAAGAAAATTGACAAATTTATGCAACTGAAAATCCCGAATCAATTTATAGCAGGGCAAAGTTAAAGGCCGCAATAAGATACAAACATTATTTAGATGGCAGGATTGGCATGCTTATTGATATTACAGCAAGAAACAGGCAAAGGGTTTTAGGACTTAAAACCCAATTAGAAGAAATGGGATATGATACACATATGGTTTTTGTAAATACAACTTTAGAAAAAGCATTAGAACGTAATCTATTGAGGAAAAGAAAACTTAAACACGCTATGGTGAATGACATGTGGCATCAAGTGCAAGAAAACTTAGGATATTTTAAGAATTTATTTGGCGCAAATTTTTTAGAAGTTGAAAATAATGCAAAAATGGAAAGTGGTAAATTAGAATTACCGGCTAACGCTCATAAAGCAATTAATAAATGAGCGGGATCGCCAGTAAAAAATTCAATTGCAAAACAATGGATAAAAAATGCGAAGAAATACAAAGTAGACATTGGCGCAGATAAGTAATGACAAATGGAAGTGTTTGAGAAAATAGGGAAAATTCTTAGGGAAGGAAAAAACGCTAACGGAAAGTTTGCTCTAAAAAATAAAATCATCAAACATAAAATTGTTGATGAGGCCATTATACAGCGTCATTCGGAAAAGTATAAGCAGTGGCGTAAGGCTATATTTATACGTGATAAAGCGACATGTCAAAAGTGTGGTAAGCGTGGTGGTAGAATAAACGCCCATCATATTTTAGGATTTAAGAAACATAAGAAATGAAGATTTGAGATGATGAATTCAATTACACTTTGCGCAAAGTGTCATAGAAAATTTCATGACATATATGGGAAAAAAAATTTTCCTAATATAATTAAAGTTTGAAATATAGATAATAGTAATAATAAATATTTAGAATTATAAAAATAAATTTGGAGAAAATATAAATGGCTACTAAATGTAAAAATAAGAAAAAATATCATTTTACATATTATACAACAAATCTCATTAATAATAAAATATATTATGGCGTTCATAGCACTAATAATTTAAGTGATGGATATATTGGCTCAGGAAAGTTATTACAAAGGGCTATAAAAAAATATGGAAATGAAAATTTTATTCTTAAAATTGATAAATTTTTTGAAATGGCAAATGAGGCATATGAATATGAATCTATAATTGTTACTGAAAATTTTATTAAAAGAAATGACACTTATAATATTTGCGATGGCGGATGAGGTGGATGAAAACATAATGCAGGTAAGGGTTGTTATATAGATAAGTCCGGAAATAGGCATTATGTTTCTACTAAACATAAAAAAGTGATTTCTAATGAATGAGAACATATAAATAAAGGCAAAAAACTTTCAAAAGAAACTAAAAGAAAAATTTCAATTAGTAACCAGGGAAGAAAAATAAAATTTACTAAAGAGTGAAAAGAAAATTTATCTAAAGTTAGAAAGGGCAAAGTTCCTGTAAAAGATAAAAATGGAAATACCTTTTTAATGAAAGTAAACGATGAAAGACTAAAAAGCGGTGAAGTTAAAAGATTTATAAATTATTCTCGAAATCCATCGAAAGAAAGCATAGAAAAGAGAAGAAAAAAATTGATAGGAACAGCATTAGTTATTGATGACAATGGAAATAAATTTAGAATAAAAATTACAGACAAAGGCTATAAAAATAAATATAAGCCTATTGTATTGGATAGAATTCATATTTTCAATAAAGAAACATTACAGAAAAAAATGGTATACGAATATGAATGAAAAAACAAATATTCAAAAAATAAAAATTGAGCTTTGGGAAGATATTTCAAAAAAATTAATATATACAATGACAAGGTAGGTTTGCGAAAAACAATTAAAGAAAATGAATGAAATGAATATAAATCAAATGGTTGAAAATTGGGAATTGGTAAAGATAAATATAAAAAAATACATATTCATAATCCTTTAGACAAAAAAAGAAAAATGATTTATGAGTATGAATATAAAAGACATTCAAACATTGGATGAAAAATTGGTAGAGGAAAAATATAATACGGGAAAAGTAATTTCCCAGATATTAGGAAGGTGTGAGTATTAAATGAAGACCATAAATAAATTAACAGATAATATATTAAATGAATTGTCAGAAGATGTAAGTGCATTATTAACTGAGGACCCAGATGTTGTAAAATTAATTGACGGGAAAAGGCTTACGTGAACTAGCAAGGATGCGGTAGCATTTATGTATATTGATAAAGTATTATATATTTCAAATGATTTCGAAACACATACAGACATACTTGATAAATACATTACGCAAAACGATGCAGATTTCCCAACAATTTTCTTAAATTTTGGTGGAAGAACTGCCGACAATTGCCCAGGTAGATTATGGAAGAATAGTAAAATTATATCATTATGAGTATATCCCGATAAAAGTAAATTTAAGCAACTTATCAAAGACTTAAACAAACAAAAAGATATTCACATAGATAATACATGGATGATTGAGATTAATAAATACAAAGTTAAACCAAGCCAAGTAAAGCCAAATTGAAAATATGATTATTCTGGCAACCTAATTGTGCCGATTAATGATTATATAAGGGGCGATGAAAGAAAGATGTCAGACAAAGCAAAGCAACATATGTTATCTCCTTTACTTAAAACTGGCAACACTATATGGAAAAGAAATAGAAAATTGTCGAAAGGAATGTCCGATGCCGAATATAATGCTAAGAAAACAAGATACAAATATACTGAAGATATAATAACCGAAAACCCCGACAGAATGAATGCTGAAGAAAAAGAGCTAAAATGGAATAGTAATGACGCAAGGTCATTTGGATGATATAATGGTTATTTGTCAGTTGGTCCAGATGGTGACACATTTCACAGTCATTTACGAAATTATTTGCCAGATGAAGTTCAGGATGGGTTTACCATGCATACTCATTTATATAGAGAAGATTATACCTATGCAGGTCGTCTTTGGCTTAAAAGAAAAGTGATTTCATTTTGGTCATATCCAGACCAAAGTAAGTATGTTAAATTAATGAAACAATTAGGCAACCACAAGTATGTTAAGCAAAATTTACTTGGTAAAGATTGAAAAATTGAAATAGTTCCAGGAAAAGATGGCAAACCAATACAATATGATGGTGACTGGACAAACAGAAATAAGAATATTATATTAATTCCAACAAAAGATTATACTGGTAGCAATGCGAGAACAACAAAAGAGTTATCAAAATTGCATACGCTGTCACCTTTGTTTAAAAAAGGCACTATAAACCCTAAAGCTTTAAAACATATGAAATTACCAAAAGGAATGAGTGAAGTAGAAGCAAGATACCTAATGACTAAATATAAATTTCAAGAAAGTGTATTGAAAGAAACACCTGATGAGATAAAATCAACAAGCGGTACGCCTTCAGTTAATTGGAAAACAACTGAGGCTTATCCATTCGGATGGTCAATTAATCATGGATTTCTTTGGATAGGGCAAGCCGGGAGCAACCATGATTACGGAGATACTTCGTGAAATGGCAAGGGATGATTAGGTTTAAAAGCACAATACCCAAAGAAAAAAATTACTCGGGACAATTATTCATCTTCTGGCAGAATGTGAATTAAAACAAAAATAATTTCATTCTGAGATTACCCAAGTGAAAAATTATTACCAAAATTAATTAAAGATTTAGAAAAAAATCGTGGAATTAAAATATGAAATAATGGATGAAAGATTGAATTACCTACATGAGAAGGCGACAAACCTAATTTAATTCCATTAGAATATTTTGGAAGAGAAAATGAGTATTATGAAAAAAAATGAAGTGCCAAAGCAAGACGAAAAATTCATTTAGACCCAGAATTAAAAAAGTTAGTTATTGGCAAGCCTGTAAGCACAAAGAAACTTCCCAAAGGAATGTCTCAAGCAGAATACAATTGGCTTAGAACAAAATATAAATATCAAGAAGGATTTGAAGTATCAGATGAAGAATTAAGTGAGATTGTATTAAATGAAAACCCAGATTATGTAACTAACCAAGCCTCGTTTACAGATTCAGACGGAAGAGCTTTTGGATGACTTTATGGCGAATTACTTGTTGGCAAAGGCAGAAGTGAAAGCCACGATGATTTGACGCCGGACTCCAAAGATGGTAGGGTTGCTATGGCCTATTCCGGCCGTATATGAATAAATAAAAAAGTCATTTCATTTTGGAAATACCCACCAATAAACAAATTTAATAAATTAATGAAAGAATTAGGCAACCATAAATATATTAAAAAAAATATATTAGGCAAAGATTGGGAGGTTGAAATACTTCCATTGCCAAACGGCAAACCTGGAATATTTGATGATATACATTGAAATAAATATGGCGTCTTGATTCCAACAAAAGATTATGCAGGAAGTAGTAAAAGAACAAAATCAGAATTAGCGAAATTGCACATACTATCGCCATTATTTAAAAAAGGTGGTGGCGGGTGGTCTAAGAACACAAAACTTCCTAAAGGTATGAGTACCGCAGAAGCAAAATACTTAATGACTAAATATAAATTCCAAGAAGCATTAGAAATATCAGATAAAGAATTAGATAAATTCACATTAATAGAACATCCTGATGAAGTTAAATATAAAGGTGGTATATTACATTCCGGAACGTCAGAAACAATTTCGTTTGGTATTGATGGAAATGGTTTGCAAAATTGAACCGTATGGGTTTCGAAACCAGGTAAGCCACATGATCGATCGTATAAGTACGGTGGTCGCATTTGAAGAAAACATAAAGTAATATCATTTTGAAATTATCCAAAAACAAAGGATGAGTTGTGAGATATGCTTAGATTAGTTGGTGCAAAACTTAAAATAGATTTTGAGAAAGACAAATCTTGGCAAATTGAAATATACAGCAAATCTATTTCAGGCACGTTAGGGTCTAGCGGCTTGGGTGATCATCCAGACGCAAAATTAGTTCCACTATCTTCATTTAAAAAAAGTGAGAGCGCACCGTTATTAAAAAAACTAGCACATATTAAAGGTAGAAGAGAGTTTTCAAGCGACCCAGCTTGAATAAAAACGTTAAAACTTCCCAAAGGAATGACAACTGCTGAGTATAAATGGTTAATGACTAAATATAAATTTCAAGAAAGCAATAAATTGAGCGAAAATCAGATAAAAAATATAATTAATGACTATTTATTTAAAGAAGACGCTGTTGGATTAATGGATACATTTTTAGATGATTTAGGCGAAGGCAAGGAATTGTTAAAAGAAGTAACGGCAAGCCCAATTAATGGAACCGATGCAGATGATGGCCCCGCAACTTGGTATGTCAATTATAGGCATTATTCCAAAGAAGTAAAAAAGGTAGCAGAGAAGGGCGGTATGAAAATAATTGATTATTTAGTAACTGGTGTTGCCAAAAATTATAAGAATTCTGATGATTATGGGGATGCGATTGCAAATACGTTCTTCCCAGCAGGCGTGCCAGGCAAAGCAACTCCAACAAGTTGCGTAGACTGGAAAGGCACAAAGGCGTACAATGCTTGGAGAAAATGAATTAAGAATGTTGCTCTTATAACTGGATTTACATTTGTACATAAAATTGATACTGAAGAAAAGAAAAGAGCGATAGATACAACGAAAACTATTAAGGGTACGGAAGACGGAATTCAAGGTGGTAAGGAAACGAAACCTTTAGAGGAACGTGTTGTTGATGAGTTATTAGAAATAGAAGGATTACAATTAAAATAGGAGAAACTTTATGGTTACACCAGAAGGTGAAGTGATGAGAGGATTAGAAGAATTTGTTGGTGGTGGATATAAAAGCGAAGACGCTTACATGGCATCAAAGATTTATCAACAAGCACAAACAAGTTTATACAAATTGGCTGATAAACTAAACATTTGTGGCAATAATAAAAACGCACAAAGCATTGTTGAATTATCGGAAAGTCTTAAAGAGATTTATAAGAATGTTGATTTCACAGATTTAGATTGCAGAAAGGAATAGTAATGAATAAAAAAGATTTTCGCAAATTTGTAATAGAAGAGGTGAGAAATATTATGGCAGGAAAAATAAAAAAAACTAAATTTTCATCATTTAAGGATGATTTTGATGTTTTCCCAAAACGTGATAAACTTGTAGTGTGAAAGCAAAATAAAAATGTAGAAATAGATAAAGGCTCAATTAAGTATTTAATAATGAGCTTAGATACAATTACAAAGACAGAAACTAAATCGGTAGCTGGGAAAGTAAAATTAAGCGATTACGACTCAAAGAAACGTACGATAAAATATAATGGCGTGACGATTTCAGTAGATGTTGTTAGGCAATTAGAAAGAGTGTGGATTAATCACTTCGGTGAATATTAAGGAGATTGTAATGAATGTTAAATTTATTGAATTGGTAGATAATTTTTTATTTGAGTTTAAGGATGATTTAAAAAAGCAATGTTTGGTATTGATGGGTTTACCAGCATCAGGGAAAAGTACGTTTATTAATAATGATTTACACAAAATATTGCCAGCCTTTAAAAGGTATAAGGTAATAAACTCAGATAACCAAGTTAGAAGACTACAATATCAAACAGCGGTTGATCACTTTGCTTGGCTAAAGAAAAACGTTAAAGATAAGATTGATATATTAAAGTTTAAAGCTGATACGACGTATGTTGATAATAAATTCAAGGAGCGTGTTATACCAATAACTTACGAATGGTGGATGGCAAACGAAAGTAAAGGTATTAAAAATTATTTTAAAGTATTTTATAAACTTTTTTATGCAACGTATTTCGATATTAGAGATTTAGCGAAAGTAATTGATAAGCAATTATGACAAACAAAAGTTATAGAAGCGGGTAATATTTTAATAATTGATACAGTTGCGGCCAAACATAAAAAAATATTAGACAGATTAACAGACGCCAAAGCGGAAGGATTTAATACTACAATTGTTTATTTAGAGATAACTCCAGAGCTATGCATTGAAAGAGATAAGTTTAGAGAAAATATGGAAGGTAGGGGCGTAAGTGCCAGCGTAATAAATGGCTATGCAAAAAATATGGGCACAGCCTATTCGGCATACCAAAGCGAAGGAACAAGCCAGGATAGTGTTGTTGATAGATTAATGAAATTTGAATGGAAACCTACTGGCAATTCTGTAATTAAAGGTACATGAAGTAAAATAGAAGATAACAGATATGCATTAAAGAAAAAAACATTAGGTTTGAAAAATACTAAAGAAAGAGGTTAGCAATGAGAAGAACAAATACACAGGTAATACAAAATATATTAGATGATGGTCATAAAAAATCAACATCATATTTCATGGGCGCAACGAAATCAAAAGATGAAAAGCTTGCTGACATCAGAAGAGATAAAAAAGAAGGCGACGTTTGGGAAGAATTCGGTACCGAAATGACAAAGCATCGTGGCGGATATATGAGTACGAAATCAAAGATATTGCAAGAGATAAGAGATGAAAATAAAATGCCATTAGTATGCCCTGAATGTGGCAAGGTAATGAAAAAATATTATGACAAAAAGCCATGAAACATGGAAGGAAAATGTTCAGATTGTATGATTGAAGAAGAAGGCAAGATGAGAATAAAAGGTACGTGAAAAGCTCATGTTGAGAAAAAACTTCGTGCAAATGCTTTGTCTCAAATTAGAGATAATAAAAAAATGTTAGAAGAGCAATTAGAAAACTTATCAAAAAGTTTTCAAGTTGTTGGTAATGAAACTGGTGAGTTAGAAACTTGAAGTGTATCCCAAACTACCGTTGAAAATAAACGTAAAATACTTGAGGGTAATATTGCACAATTAAATATTATAGAAAAGAAACTTAACGACGAAGAAAAGGAATCAGAGAATAATGAATAATAACGATGTAAGAAATATTCTTAAAGAAGAAATTATTTTAGCCGAAGGTACTGGCGAATTATTAAAAATGTTTAAAAATTTAGCGAAACAACCAATAAATAAAGTTGTTTCAATGATACGCAAAGGTTGAGCGGACTTTAAAAAAGAAATAACGAGTTCTGGCAACGAAGAGCTTGCATTGACAATTATCAATAAGAAATTTCATACCAATTATAAAAGTTTAAGTGAAATTGATAAACTTCAGCAAATGAAAGAAGACATTCAACCTTTAACCGAAGACTTTAAGCACTATGTAATGTCATTAAAAGACACGGTATACACATCATCATTAGTTATGGGTATGCTTTCTGTTTGATTGGAATTTGCAAAACTTTTAAATGGCAAAGCAATGAATTATAAAAATTTAGCATTTTTTGGAACACTATGGCTAATACTGGCATCATCAAAGTATTATGGCGAATGAAAAAATTGGAAGAAAGCACAAAAACAAGGAGAATAAGAATATGGACAAAAACAAAAAATGAACGAGCAAAAAAGTTATTACAGTTGCAGTATTATATGCAATTGGATTATTTTTCATCTTGACAAATAGAGCATCATTTCCGGAATGGTCAAGTTATGCAATGTGATTATATGGAATTTATGCCTTAGGTAATGTAGGAGCAAAGGTAACACAATCATTAAAAGATGGCGTTGTAATTGATATTGGACTTAGTAGAAAGCTTATTGGGTTTGCTGTATTACTTGCTACAGCAATAGGACTTATGTTTCTTAAGAAAGAAGGAATTTACGTTGTAACATTTACAATGTTAGCGACATTTATACAAAATATATTTTTCATTTATGTTGGTGGTAATGTTGGCGACAAACTTGCAGGTGTATCGGGAAAACTTTTAAAAGTAAAACCAGATATTAAAGACAAAGACAAAGTTTAATTAAAAAATATTTTAGGAGATAGTAAATGTTAAAGAAATCAGAAGTTAGAGTAATGATTAAAGAAATGATTAAAGAAGAAACCATTGCCTATGGCCCAGATAACCTTGGACATACTAAATTAAACTGATACGATAAATCGCTTGATGATTTTATTAAAGATGAATTAGGGGAGGACGTTATGCATGAGGGACTTACGAGTATATCATTCGCAATAGCAGGGAAGGCTTATAAAAATGATGCATTAAAAATTGCTAAACAATTAATTAAAGATTATAGAATTAGAAAGTTTAATAACAGAGCCAAAGATGAGTTAGTAAAGCAATTAAAGCCCAAATGGGAAAAAGGTAAAACTAAAGTCATTCTGAATGTTGATGATATTTTAAAACAACAAGAATTGGGAACATTTTAATGACAAAAGAAGGGCGTGCTAAATTATTGAAAAAGGCGAAAGAACGCCCGAACCTTGTTAAAACGTATATGAAGTTACTTAAAGAAAACATACTTCGGAAAACGCACTTGCCTTGATTAGAGACGCATTTTTTTTAGGAGTAATAAGTATGATTAATGATAAAGAATTAAACGAAATGAAAGATATTATTTTTGAAGGCAAATATAATGGAAAAGTATTGGTGCCGTTAACCATAGCACTGACACAAACTGACGAAGATAGGCGAAAGGCAAAGGAATACATTAAGCAAAATAATCTTGAGAATACTACACCAGGTAGAGCGTTTGCTACCGCCGAAAAGCATTTCAGTCAGGCTAGTCATTATTATATGCAAGCAAAAAAGTTATTGGATAAATTGAGGTAATTATGAAAATACAAGCAAAAACTTTGATTCGAATATTGATAGGTATCGTTATAGTTGCGGCAATTATAATATTATTGCCACAATCAAATATTAATAGTTTGTTAATAAAGAAAAAGAAAAAACAAGTTAAAGAAATTAAGAAAGAAATAAAAAAGCTTGAAGAACAAAAGGAAAACAATGAGGGCGATATAGACGAAACTAACAAAAGTATTGTTGAGTTAGAAAAAGAGCTTAAAGAAATTAAACCAAAAGTCGATACAACTGACATCGACGAAACGATAGATTTTTTAAAAGAGTTTATCAATGGGAAATAAATATAATGAACACATTAAAATTTAAATCATTACTTTTCGAAGGCTCTACAAATCAATATTACAGAGCCTTAATGAAGTATGTTGGCAATAATGTTCGCTTAAAGCCGAAAGGTCATTACGAAGAAACAGATGAAGACGGAAACTTAGTGTTTACCACAGGCAACGTTATAGCTCAAAGCGAAAAGAAAGAGCTTTCTGCCTCGAAATATATTGGTGGCGCAATGTTAGGAGCGTATTCTGCCTTGGCTTATATGGCTGGCGAAAATCCAATTGGCAGGGATATATATATTTATACAATTCCTAACAAACCAGACAAAGATTTGTCACATTTAACTTCAGATGATTTTGAATTTTTACAAGAAGTGAGATATACCAAACCAGTTTTGGCAAAATTTTTTAAGAAAATTAAAATAACAAAAACGATGGATAGAATTTTTGATAATTTTTATAATTTTATAAGTGGCGACGATTCATTTTGGAATGAATTGCCAGAAAATGAAAAAAGCGAAGTTAAAAACCTATCTAAATTTTTAAAGAAAATAAAATAAAGGATGATAATATGAAAAAATCAGAAATAAGAATAATGGTCAAGGAAGAGGTAATAAGGGAAAGTTTTGCAGACAATATAACATCTGCATTGAGTGATAAAGATTTTTATAACTTATTAGATAATGAAATGATAAAAAGTGTTATAACCGTCATTGAAGAGAATGTTGATAATCTTATTAAGCACAAAGGCGTAGAGGCGGATAGAGATGAGGCCTCTAGGTTAGTAAATGATATATTTAGAAATTATGTGAAACATTTAACGAAGAAGGCGAAAAGAACAAGATTTTTCGGTAAATTCAAATTCAAAAATTTATCAAAGAAATAAAGGATAGCAATATGAAAAAGATTATGCCAGTATTATTAATTTTATGCTTAACATTTCCAATATTTGCACAGGAAATTATGACAGTAATAGATAGCACATCAAAAGAATTTTATCCGTTGTCCAAAGAAGAATTAAAAACCTTGGCTGTAAAAGTTGATAGCTTACAGCAAGCAAATGAAATAAAAGATGAGTTAATAGGTCAATTCAAAATACAAATAGAGAATTATGAAACCTTGGTCATTACAGATTCCTTAATTTTGTCTTACAAAGATAGACAAATTAAAACATTGAACGAAATAAATAAATTACAAAAACCAAAATGATGAGAAAAATATGAAAAATGAGCGTATTATATATTCGGTGCAGGAAGTATTATTTTAGGTTCGTGAGTTGCTAGTAACGTTGTAGGGGGGTAATTGTGAGTACACCAACAGAAGAGCAAATTAAAATAATGGAAATGCGAAAGCTTATTAAAAAAGAAATGAGCAGATGCGCAAGAGACCCAGCATATTTTATGATAAAATATTGCAAAATTCAACATCCATTAAAAGGTTTAATAAAATTTGATTTGTTTGATTATCAAGAGAAAGCAATCCAAGAGTTTTTAAAATACCGATATAACATTATTTTAAAAGCAAGGCAGTTAGGCATCTCAACTTTAACTTCGGCTTATGCGACATGACTATTAATGTTCCATGATAACAAAACAGTATTGATTATAGCAAATAAAGCAAAAGTTGCCAATAGTATGATTAATAAAATATCAACTATTTACAAAAACTTACCGAGATGATTGCAAAAAATTGTGCAAAATGAAAACGGTAAATTACCAGTAGATAGTAAAACAAAACTTACATTCATAAATGGCTCAACTGTTGAAGCTACATCTGCAACCGATGACGCTGGTCGTTCTGATGCATTATCATTATTAATTTGGGATGAGTGTGCGATTGTAAAAGAAAATTTAGCAAGGGAGATTTGGACAGCCGCAAGCAACACATTGGCAACTGGTGGTGATTGTATTATTTTATCAACTCCCAAAGGTGTTGGTAATCAATTTCACGATTTATGAGTTGATGCTGAATCAGGCGATAATGAGTTCCATACCATTAGATTGCCATGAAGCGTACACCCGGAAAGAGATCAAATTTACAGAGACAATGAAGATAAGAAATTAGGCAAGAAGAGGGCGTCTCAAGAGAATGATTGTTCTTTCCTTACTTCTGGTGATTCAGTAATTGATTTGGAAATAATAGAAGCACATAGAAAAAAGAATGCATGTGACCCAATAGAAAAAAGATATGCCGGAAAATTCTGAATATGAAAATATCCCGAAGCAAATCATAAGTATATAGTTTCTGTTGACGTTTCACGTGGTGACTCAGAAGACAAGTCAGCATTTCATATTTGAGATATAGAAACACTCGAACAAGTTGGCGAGTATGTTGGGTTAATTGACCCGTACGACTTAGGAACTTGGACAGTAAACGTAGCACTCGAATACAATAGTGCTTTATTAGTAATAGAAAATAACGGGCTTGGGTATGCGGCCATAGAGGGCGCATTACATAGAAGATATGGCAATTTATATTATTCTGGCAAAGCAGGAACAAAAGCTGATATTGGCAAACGAGTAAAAAATTTATTAAAATCAAATGATGATAAAGTTCCAGGATTTAGTAATACAATGATAACAAGACCATTAATGATAAATAAAATGGAAAGATTTTTTAGAGAAGAGGCTGTCATAGTACACTCAAATAGATTATTAAATGAGTTATTAACTTTTATATATAAAAAGGGTGGCAAAGCAGAAGCCATTAGTGGTAAGCGAGACGACTTAACATTGTCAGCGGCAATAGGATTGTACGTAAGAGATACGGCAATTACTTTATTACAAGAAAGTGTTAAATCAACGAAAAGAATGTTAAAATATACAGGCAAATTAACTTCAAAGCAAATGTATAATGACAATGATAATGACGACCCATGGAAAGCGTCAGTAAGTGGGCAAGTAATGAATTTAAGAGAATTCTTATAAAAGGAAGGCTAAAATATGGCACAAGAAACAAGTAATTTTTATAGAGGGTTGAGAAGATTATTCTCTAATAACGTGATTGTAAGATACGTTGGTAAGAAAAAAGTAAAAGTTGTAGATGCGGACGGATTTCAAATGCGTCATGGTGAATCTGG